TTGGTACCGAGGACTTTGTGCCTCGTAAGGGAGTCATGACTCGCTATGCCAAGAAGATGGTTCGTCCCGATATGTACGGACTTGTTGTCTGCACAGACTTGGTTGCTGATGTAGCTGGTTACTAATGACTAGCTGATGAAAATCAGTGGGGGGAGCCTGGCTTAATGTTGGGCTCCCCTTTTTTCATATAATTTAAAGGAATAAAAAAATGTCTATTATAAACACTCTCACAGAAGGCATTAGACAACGCTCTCTTGCTAACGAAAGTGAGGCTCTATTAGAGAAGTGGGAAAAGACAGGACTTTTAGAAGGAATGGACGATATTAATCGTTCCAACATGGCTCGTTTATTGGAAAACCAAGCCGCTCAGCTTCTTAAAGAATCCAGCACAATGGCCGCTGGTGATGTGCAAGGCTTTTCAGCCGTAGCATTTCCAATTGTTCGTCGTGTTTTTGGTCAATTGTTGGCACAAGATCTTGTATCTGTTCAGCCAATGTCTTTGCCAAGCGGTCTCATCTTCTTTCTAGATTTCACCTTTTCTGGTGACGCTGGTATGAGTGCAACTGGCGGCGCTGCTGCCCGTCTTGCTCAGGCTCCCGACACTTCGGTATATGGCGGTGGTCGTGTCGCATCTCAAATCACTGGCGGTATCGATCTAGCAAATAACAATGGTCAGCTTTCTGCTTACACATTGAACAACGGTTTCTCTAGTCCAACATCCTCTACCACAGATGGTCTCACACTTGAAGTCTCAGGAACTTATGGCGATGTTGCCACAAGTCCAGGCGGCTATTTGTTTGACGTATTGCAGTCTGATCCAACGTTCGTTTCTGGCACAAGCTTTTACGCTATTGCCAGACATAATGTTCCAAGCGATCTTAACTTGGATGATCTGGTAGCAATGACGGCACAGAGAGGAGCCGGCGCACCTGGTGTCTTCACATATGCATCAGGCGGCGTTGCATATCACGTTCGTCGATTAACTAACTTCTCAGGATCTAGCACCTCACGTTTGCAGATGGTTTTTGTCCAGACTGCTGGTAGTGGCACTATAGATGAGTTTAGTGGTCATCTTGCTGGGATTAGTAAAGTTTTCTATCCAATGGTTGATGGATTCACAAGTGGTGATGCTCTTGGCTCTGTCAAAGGCACCGCCACCTGGGGACTTGAAGCAAACGTTAATATTCCAGAAATCGACATCAAAGTTGATTCTATTGCCGTTACAGCTATGACTAAGAAGCTCAAAGCAAAATGGTCTCCTGAGTTGGCTCAAGATTTAAATGCTTACCACAACCTCGACGCCGAAGTTGAGCTAACAAGTATCTTGTCTGAGCAGGTTGCTCTTGAGATTGATCAGGAAATTCTTGAAGATCTTGTTAAAGGTGCTACAGCCGGAACATTGTTTTGGTCTCGCAGCCCAGGCAAGTTTTTAAATCGTGAAACTGGTGCTGTTATCAATGGCACTACATATCCTGATTTTACAGGTACAGTTTCTGAGTGGTATGAAACGCTTCTTGAAACAGTTAATGAAGTAAGTGCTCGCATTCATCGTAAGACGCTGCGAGGCGGAGCTAACTTCCTTGTCTGCTCTCCTGAAGTAGCTAACATTCTCGAATTTACTGCTGGTTTTAGGGCATCTGCTGCTGTAGATGACGTAACTGGCGGTTCTTGGGGTGTTAATCAAGTTGGTTCAATTAGTCGTAAGATGGATATCTATGTCGATCCTTACTTCACAAGAAACCTTCTTCTGGTTGGACGAAAAGGAACTAGCTTCCTCGAAAGCGGATATGTTTATGCTCCTTACGTCCCACTGCAAGTCACACCTACCATCTTTGGTACAGAAGATTTTGTACCACGCAAGGGAGTAATGACCCGTTACGCCAAGAAGATGGTTAGACCAGATATGTATGGACTTGTGATCTGTACAGACTTGGTTGCTGACGTAGCTGGTTACTAATTCACTCTGTTGAGTTGAATAAAACTAGGAGAACCCCGTCCTTGAGGCGGGGTTTTCTTATTTGAGGATAAAATAGGGAAGACTAAAACTATTTATACAATAAGCGAGGACCAATAATGCCTACAAACCTTCAACCAGTAAGTACAGTAAGTGCTGTTGTATTACCAGCAACAGGAACTTTAACCGATGTTATAAGTTCTCTATCGTACGGAATCTACAATACTTCAGCTTTTATAAGTGGTGCTGTTGATCAAGTATCTTATACTTTTAATAAACTCGGAGGTAGAGTTTTAGATTTAGAAATTACTCCGGCCATTGTTTACAATGCGTATGAAGAGTCTTGTCTAGAGTACTCATATCTAGTAAACACTCATCAGGCTAAAAATGTTCTGTCGGATATGCTTGGTAACACAACCGGCTCTTTTGACGAGGATGGTGAATTCACTGAATATTCAGGTTCAGGAGGATTAACAAGCAAACCTAATCTTAAGTTCCCA